AGGACGCTGACACAATATTGTCATAGCCTAATGCTTGAGCCTCGTTATCTAAATGCTCCTGTACCGCACCAATAAACGATTGTTTAACCTGTTCAAATGTTGGAGGTGGTGGAGCAGGGTCATCCTCCCAAGCCAGTGTTAATTCACCAACAGACCATGTATAGGTATTATCAACCTGTGCAGGGAATGATGTGCCAGTTAAGTTACCAAATAGTGACGGATTCCAACCACCTGATATGGCAACTTGAGTACCACCATTTTTAAGTATGAAGCTCATAGCCCGAATCTTCCTTTAATTCCGTTGTATATATCTGTTAGGTTGGTCGATGTGAGAGCTGTACCCTCCCAAAATGCTAGGCAAGCTAATCTAGCACCTGATAACAAATAGTTTGTAGGCGTACCCTCTGCACCGATGCTCATCGCCAATTCACCGCTGGTTGATGCTTGAGTGTAAGTTGATGTAACTTGTGATGTTGTGCCGTTTAATAACACATCGCAGCCGTTAGCACCTGTTGCCTCATTCAATCCTATTCCAACAATAACCCATTGAGCAGTAGGCACAGTGACAAGCGAAATATTACTAAATGATGATTGTCCACTTCGGAATGTAAGTACCTGTGATGTGGATTGCCGTAAGACAAACCCTGCGCCCGATGCTCTAGTACCGATAAAGTCCTGATTTACTGCGCCATTTATAGGGTAGTAAACAATTACAGCAGACCAAATAGCATTATTTCTACTAATATTCTGCATCCATGTTTCAACAGTAGTGTCATAACTAAAGTAATCAGCACCATCAAAAGACCAATACTCATTACTACTTAAACCACCAGCAGTACCGTTGAAAGTAGGGTCTGCCGCATCACTTCCAGTTCCACTACCCCTAAAGAAGTCATGTCCATTACCACTAGTATCAAGCCATTTATCGGTTTGAACCCCTGAGTCATAACTTGCTGAATCCCCTGCATCTAAGCAGAGCTTCAAATTAGTAGTTAAGCCTAATCCACTGATAATGTCATAAAGGCTTTCATTAGTATTTACCGCTGCTAAATTCGCACCTGCCATCTTGAGAATATTCATTATGGTTTTCCCACTTCACAACCATAAATTGTGCTTCCTACTTCCCACAACAGCACCCATGTAAAGCCAGTTGTGGCTAATGTTGGTGCGCTTGCTGTGCCTCCTGCTTTCACCCAAGTAACAGGTACAGAAGTCCATGTGATTGTGTAAGCTGTACCATCGTCAATGCCTAGTAAAACACATTGTCCAGCTTCAAAGTTTGTAGCCACTGGTGTACGGTTTGCGCCTAATGTAATGGTTTGAATTGAGCCGTTAGCAGGGTCTATTGAGAATCCTGCGCCATCGGTAATCGTGTGAACGGTATCTTTTAACTCTTTGAATGTTTGTTGTGCTGTCCAACTTTGGGCAACGTCTAGCTTTGCCGTGTCAACATCGTATGCTTGTACTGAAACGCCAATAGCTGCTGGAGCTAAGAAGTCTGTACCTGCCACAGCAATACTAGGTACGCCTGTGCCTGTTGTGTTCTTTAATAAACCTGTAGCCAAGCTAGAGAGCTGAGTACCATTAATACGCACCACTGTAAGTGCCGTTGAACCAGTAGCATCGCCCGTGTGTGTCGCGTTAGAAACTAAGCCTGAGTACAAACTGTTGACTGCGTTATCGCCTGTGTTAGAGCCTGTAGCTGTACCACCGCCTGTTGCAAAGTCAGCGTCAGATAGTGCAGCGTTAAACTGTGCCAGAGTACCTGATAGTGTATTGCTTGTAAGGTTGATTGTTTTATTAGTTAAGGTTGCTGTAGCAGCGCGTTCTGTCGCGTTGCTTGTATTGTCTACGTTACCTAAACCTAGATTAGTTCTAGCTGTCGCAGCACTTGCTAAACCCGCTAAATTAGCATCTTTGTTCAGCGTGTTGTTTGCAGCGTAAGCCGTATAGCGCAGTGCTATATACACGATGCCTGAAGGATTGGTACCTATGGCCGATGGATACGTGCGGCCTACGCCTGAGTTACCGTTCTCAAAGTCTCGTACTGATATGGTAAAGGTGTCAGATGTTCTGGTAGTAACCTTAACTACTTCGTGATTAACTTCGGCTCCAGATCCGTTCACCTCGAACAGTGTGGCTAGGAAATAATCACCCGCTGTAGGGCTAGGCCAGTTATTACCGCCGCCGGGTACTAAAGTTACAGAGGTAGCCGCAGCACCGAGACTCCCCGGCACCGTTGATAGCGATAAGGCGAATTTTAGATTGTTACCAAATAATTGGGTTGCCATTGATTAAACCTCTTTTACTTTAACTTTAAACTCAGCCTCTTTAATTCGGCCCTCTGTGGTAGTCGCTGTAATCTGTACTTTATATGTCGTACCTGTAGTGCCGCCTGTAATCCACTGTTTTACTATTTTGTTAGTAACATCTTTAAGTGGAGTCTCTGCAGTTAAACCTGTATCGCATACCGATACTACTGAAGTGATCGTGTCCGTAGTTGATAGCCATTCGGAGAAATCGACATCGAAGTCAAGGCGTTCTCCGGGTTGTTTTGTAAACGTGCCTAAAATTGCCATCTAAACCACCGTAACCTTTCTGTCTTCTTGTTGCACTATGATGTATCGTTCGTCTGGAGCACTAGCACCGAATGTTGTAAAGTGGGCTTCTAAATTTGTTACCGCTGCGTCCAAATCCCCATACCCATAGATGTGAAGCCCTGATTTACCAACGACGGTAGCCGTTGGGCCTGTAATCGCTTTTATTGCTACCTTAACCCTAGCAGTCCAGTTTGAAGAAGCGATCGCAGATATACGACCGTAAAGCATTGAAGCTATACCGGCCGACGCTTTCCCTATAACAGTTGCGTTTGCACTGCAGAAACCTACTAAATTACTCCACCTAATGCTGTAGGATGTACTTAGGGCTGTAGGTAGAGTGCTGCAGTACCACGAGAAAATAGCTCCGAACTTACCAACCGCAGTTGCTTTAGCTGTAGAGGTAACATAAAACCGTTGATGCCTTACGAAACTTCCAAGACCGTTAGCTAAAACTGTAATCGCGCCGCGGAAGAAGATACCTGAGACAGTGCTCGAGCTTCCTATTTGATCCCCATTTAGCTGCGCGTCATTCATCTAGTTATACAAATGAAATTGTTAGAGCGCCTACAGGTAACACCATCACGTCGTTGACGTTAAGAGTCTTGGTAATTGTGTTACCACTTACATCACGAAGTGTGTCGTAAAAACGTAAGTTTCCGCTATTAGGTGTAGTGCTGTTTGTATCGTAGATACCCCAATGTGTAATTGTGACCGTGCTACCTGTAACCGCATTGAATGTCGCAGATCCAGTATTAGTACCTACCCCTAATGTACGAGAAAACGTACACGCTTGGCGGGTGTACCATGTTGCTGTCGCATTGTTTACTTCGCCTGATGTGTTAGCATCTGTAGGGTCTGAAACGAATAGTGCGATATATGTAGTCGTAGGCTGTGTCGGAACAACGACCCCGTTACTTAAGAAAAACTCTGCTGCAGCTTGCGCTGAATAATCTGTAAAACCTGTCATGTTGATGCTCCTTGAAGCGATACCATTAAATTAGATGATGCGAGTGACTTTTTAGTACGCCATTTAGCATCTGAAATAACTGCTGAAAACTGTGCCCTATACATCATTGAAGCATTAAGGTCTGTAAACGGCTTAGAAGGCATTGCCATCAATCGAGCTTTAGCTCCTGCAGCGATACCCTCTGAATACAAGTCGTATATAAATGTTTCAATTCCTGTAGATTTCCTAGTAGGTGCAAGGGCTACGGTCATATTTAACTCGCCTGCCTCTTGAGGGATCCTATATAGCCTAAGTACATTAGAGTCATTAAGCATGTACCCTTCTACTGAACCTGCTTCTGTCTGCCATCTACGGCTTGTATTTTTCAACATCTCTGCTGATAAAGGGTTAATACGAGTATCGCCAAAATAGGCTGATGTAATACCAACTACCCTGTAACCCGCGAATGAATCTAAGTCATACTCAGCGGTGCCTACTACAACGGCAATAGGGTCTTGTTCTTGTGTGTAAATCCATGATTTCTGTAATAAGTCGATGCAAGTATTTCGCAGTGCATTAATCACCATGTCTACAGAGCAGCCCATCAATTCTGGCATTACATCGTCAAGCATGTCTTCGTATTTGGTCATAGAGCCATAACACCTTGTTTAAATAACTCCATAAACATCGCAGCGCGACTATTTGCAGCGTCTTCTGTATCCCTTAATTGGGCATGAGCTACTACATAATCTCGTACAGCCATCTTGTATTCTTCGCCTATAGGAAACAAATCCGATAAGGTCTTATCAGCGATAGCCGTTTTGTACGTACCATAAAAAATATCAGGACGTAACTTTCTAACAATTTTCACAGCATCATTAGCCCCTACCATAAGCTCATCGTCTGTGTAGCGATACGGCAAAACAGAGTCCTGTAACAGAACCCTAGCTTGACTAATGATGTCGGAAAATAAAGCCATTATTACTCTACGATCTCTGCGTCTTGAATTGCCAAACCGCCGTCTTTTGGTTTTTTCTTAGTTGGTGCTTTTACAACATCAACGCCGTCTACTGATACTTGAGGTGTGCCTAAAACTTCTTCACCCTCTGGAGTAACAAAGAACACGCCGTCTTTAAAGCCTGTTACGTTAATGTGCTTGCCACCGCGATACACCATGATGACGCCGCCTGAAATCTGTGCCTCTTTACCGAGGGCTGCTAATACTTCTTGTTGGGTTAATGCCATGCAAATCTCCTATTTAGAACGGGGCCGAAGCCCCATTTATTACGCTGTTACTACTGCAATCCAATCTGTACCACTAATTGCTTTGTAAATACCCGTCTTGCCGTTTGCTAAAGCCAATGCAGCGTTAGCTGAACCACCGTTAATTGCACCGCCGGTGCGAGGAAACACGTTACATGATGCTGCGCCGTTATTACGGATAAACACTTCATCACCCACGCTTGAACTTACAGGTAACAAAACACTGTCGCCACCTGTAGCACATGTTGCAATGATATTAATGCCTGCAGAAAGCGGAGTAGCTGAAGCCTGACCACCTGTTGCAAATGCGACAATACCTGTTGCTAATGAACCACCGATTGCGGCTGCTTGGCTTGTATGTAAGCCAGAACCTACTAAATCTTTTGTTAATGCCATTTGAATCTCCTTAATCTGTTGTGGGGATGGTCGCCCACCCCCGTATTTTACACTAATTTACGTGTAAACAACTAAGCTACAACAGAATAAACAAGTGATGTATCTTTAACAACAGCATAACCAAATACGTTCAATGAACGGATGTAGTCACCAAAGTCGTTAGGATTACGCACTGTTTCCATTTTAGTCATTTGAGAAGCAAATGTAATTGCAGATTTGTGACCTGCAATCAAGATGCGGCGTTTAGCGTCACCTGTAGAAGTAATGCTATTCTCTGAACCATCACCTGATAAGTACGGTGTATTAGTACCAGCAATCGCTTTAGGTAAGTTGTTTGAAACATACACTGTGAAGCGGTCAATAGAACCGATACGACCATTACGAACCATAGATTGACTGTCACCCATGAACTGAGCTTGAGCCAAGTTAGATTGCATTAACAACTGACGAGTAGCTGGGTCGATAATTACATAACGATCTGTTTCTGGCACGTTTTGCTCATCTAAAACACCACCCATTGCAGTGATTTGTTGTAACACGTTTGCTGCTGTCAAAGTAACTGGAGCGTCGTCTGTACCTAAGTTGTAAGAACCTGATAAAGCACCTGCTGTTGCGCCTTTGTTAGCTGCTGCCGCTGAAGCGAATGTGTTATACAAAACTGTTGAATCAATAGCAATCTTCATTTGCATAGCTGCGTCGTTTGAGAACACGTCTAACAATTTAGGTTGTGATTGATATGCTAAAACATCATTCAATTGGAAAGCAAAGTAACGACCTTTGTCGATTTGCAATGTAGTTGTGCTTGGTGTTGGAGCTTCGTAAGATAAGCTCGTACCTGCTGTGTATGCACTAACTGTTAGTGAAGGGATGTTGTTGATGACGATTTTGTCACCCATGCCCTTGATTTCACCTTCCCAATTGTTATTTGAGATTTCACCAAAGATTGTGGCCTTATAGAACTTAGCATTTAATTTGCTAGACCATAACTGAGGGATAAAGGTACCGCTGTACGATGGGTTCGTATTAAACGGTGATGCTACTGGAAAAATTGCTGCCATGATAAAACTCCTAAATTATAAAAATAAATTTTGTCATGGCCCTAGGTACTACCAGCGGATGCGTCCTTCGTTGTACGCACGTTCTGCTTCTGCTTGCAATTCTGTAACTTCTGACTCGGACATCGTATTGATTAGGCGAACGTCATACGCTCTTTCATAATCAGCACCAGTCCAAATTCTGTCAGGGCTTGGATTGCTCGTAGGAGCTGCTGTTTTAGCCGGGGCCACTTGACTCTGAAGTTCTTGTTGCGTTTTATCTGGTGCTGCTACGGGAGCTGGTTGTAGTGACTTAAACAACTTAAATAGCGCGATTGCTCGGTTACTATCTAAACTATCTGTCGCTGCATCTAAAGCTGCTTGGCGCGGTGCGCCCGTTTCCGGACTATACTCACCTAACCAATCCAACCACTTAGGGTCAGCATTTACTACTTCCCAATCAGGTACGGCTTTCGCAATGGCGCCCATAAACTTCTCGCCTGCTGTAACTTCTTGATCCTTCAACACCGCCTCAACCTTACGGTCTACATTACGGGTTAAAGCTTCCGCCTGTTTAGCTGCTTCTGCTGCTTCCTGCTTTGCTACCTTTTTCATCACCGCGATTAAATCGCTACCGAACGCTTCTTCGTCTTCGGATGTAACTGTTTGGGCTACCTGTACTGGTTCAGGCTGTTGGTTTTTCCGGTCAAGCTCTGCACGTAAATCTGCGATAGCTTTGTTAGATTCTCTCAACTGCTCATATAACCGTGGTACTTCCGCATTGAATTTACCTTGCAACGTATTAAATCGTGAATGCCAAGTTTCTTCTTCTGCGTCTGGTAAAGCCTTTACTTGTGGTTCAGGTACTGTTTCCGCTACTGGAGCCTCTACTGGAGCCTCTACTGGTTGGGTATCCGTTGGTGTTTCTCGGGCCGCCTGTTCTGCTGCTATCGCTGCTTCTATCGCTTCTGCTTCTTCAACTTGACGTTGAATATGTGCTGGTAAATCCTGATCCATCTAATCTTCTCCTAGTGCCGACTACAGCCTTTCCGAGCTTGTATAAACAAGTATTCATCCAGTCTTTACGGTCTACTGTCGTTTGCGACAACCTTTTTGGCGTTGTCATCATTCCATGTACTACTTTCCGCTTTTATACCACATTCTTGTTTTCTTGTAAACAAGTTATTTAATCTTCTGAAGAACGTCTGGAGCTTGCTCTATACAGGTAAGAATCTTCTTTAAAATTAGTGCTCGCCCCTGCTCTACCTGAAAAGCGTCCTGTGCCGTTTCCATTCTGTCTCTTGTAGCTTCTCTCTGCGACTCTAACCACTCTACAAACGGCTTAAGCTGTGGGTCATTCTTAATCTTTAATAGTGCTTCATATAATGCTTTATCGCTCATGCTGCTCTCCTTCTTCTTATTGTCTGAATAATTACCAACATTTCTTCGTCCGTTGGGTTTCTAATACCTTTCGGTGTAATAGTTTCTTGTGATGCTTCTATTGGATTTACTGCGGCTAATACTGGTTCTGCGCCTGCTGTCGGTTCTACTAATTGAATATTGAAACTTGCATTTACAGGAATTATATCTAGCGAACTATCCGCTTCCGGATGTACGCTTCCTGTGTATGAGTAGTACTCTTTAGTCTTAACATCAGCAAAGCCGTTGGCCTTAATTCCTTGCGGAGTAAAGTGCTGCGCGTAAAGTGTATCGCCAAATATATCCGCACTTGCTTCTGCGTACGGTACTACTGTAGCTGTTTGTGAAACAAGTGAAGCCTCTTGTACTACAGCTTCGTTATCTTGTATCTTCTCAAACTTAACAAAAGCGTTTTTAGCTACGCCCTGCGCGGTATCCCACTGGTACTCCTGAACTACAGGAGGTTCTACTACTTGATCTGAAGCATAAAGGGCGCCAGCGAACAGCGCCCCTGCTAGTAATCTACCTTTAAGGAGTGCCATCTACTATTGGCGTCCCGTTGCCGTTTGCGTCAGGTGTTAGTGTAATGCGTGGGGTTACACCGTCTTGACCCATATACTGCTCTGTTGCTGACCCAATGCCTTGACGTTTGCCTGCTAGGGCTGCGAGCATGACGCGCATCATTTCTTCTGCTGTTAAACCTTCTAGTGCTTTTGTCCATACTGCGTCGGCAATACTTGATGCTGTTGGGCCACTTCCGCCGCTAGATGTTGTTGAGAACGCGGCTGACTTTGTTCTATCTACAAACACTCCAGCTACAGGAACTACATTCGCACCGATGTTACCGATGATTGTATAGTTACCTGCTACTGGAAATTTAAGCTGCCACCCGTTAATAAACGGCACATCGTGGAAGTATGCTCCTCCACCCAAGTCAACGCGCTTGTACGCATGAATCGGAGGGTTTAGCATACCTTCGTCAGAATCTTCTATATCTCGCAAGGCCTCGTGAAAGGTTACTATGTCCGTTATAGAAGCGTCTGATAAGATGAGCTTGTTAGGAAAATCAGGCGTTAGTGCCATCTAGTGGGTTACTCGTCTGCTGTTGCAATAGCGTTAGTGCCGTTAGTAGCACTTGATGAGGCCGTGAAGGTAGTTTCAAACGGTTGCAGCGAACTACCTGCCGTACCCTTACGAACTTTCAATCGTGCTGTGAAATCTGCATCGTATGTGTAAGTCGTAGATGTTTCTGTGGTACTTGCGGCTACTTTATCAATGAACGGAACCCAAGCTGGCGATGCTGTAGCATGAACTTGACCCCACGTACCGCTGATAGTAAATGTCTTAGTACCCGCATTAACTGCTGTATAGGCATACGGTACGCTGTTTACACGGATATATCCTGTTGCTGGGGTGTCTGTCTTAATTGCTTCATTAACTACACAAGTATTGCCGCCAGATGTTGTAGCACCATTTAGTGTGTACTCTGTATCTAAGAAGCCTGATGCTGTTGCTGCTGAACGGCCTACTAAAACTCGTGAACCTACAGTCAAGCCGCCGATACTGATACCTGCTACTACTGGGTTTGTAATTGTTGTACCGTCATGTGAAATCATTTGGTACTTCTGCAAGTCACCAGCCAATGCACCTGCGATATACCAACCTTGCGCTACGAACCACTTACCACCCGCAACCGTACCAAAGGGAGCTGCGCCGTTTGGGGTATACCCATAAGCACCGTCGCCTAGTGACCGAAACTTCCAGCCTAAAACGCCATCAACTGTAGTGGTGCTAGACTCATCACAAATCGCTTGGCAATACTGCGCTGCTTCTGCAATGGTGCATCCGCCTGATAATGTAATCGTGCCTTTATATTCTTTTGAGCCGCCAACACCCGTGTCTTTAAAGTGTGAGCCTGTTGTAATGGTTACTTTTGAGCTTAGAGCTAACGCAGAGGCTAAGTTTAGAGGCGTCCAGTCTGTTACGGCTGTTGAAATAGCGGCAGGTTGCTCACCACCTGCTACCAAGTTTGCAGCGAAGTCACCGTAGGTTTGCCCATATTTACGAGAATAAACACGAACGTCTCCATTATCAATCAACGCTCCGCCAGTCTTACACTTCACCATAATTTGAATATGACCGTTAGGCCAGTATGATGTAAGCTTCGCAGCATTTTGCACCACGTACATTGGCGAACCTGCAACCAACGGCGAACCGATAGATTTTAAACCTGTGTAAAGTACGTTAGTACCGTCTTGTTGAATTGAACCAAAGTTAATGTATTTAGCCGCGTCATCATCGATGTTATATCCACTCAGTAAGTTCAACAGCATCGGCTTAATAGCAGATCGCGGACCATCCAGTTTAGACGGGTTAGCAGATAGAATCGATACGTCATCCCCTGCTACTGAGATAGAACCATCATCTGCTAGGTCTTGTAACCACTGGTGAAGGTCTAATACTGAATAGACTGTTGTTCCTGAAACGTGACGGATATTACCGCCACTACTAATGGTAAAATCTGATGCTATTGGCATAACTTATCCTTTACTGATCTAGCTGTTGAAGCGCAGTTGCCGTTGATGTTGCCCCTGCAACGGTTGTTACTACCGTGTTCCAAGGAATGTAATAAGGTGCTGATGACGCTTTTCTAGCCTCTATGCTTACTGCGCCAACATATTCTGTTGTGAATGTTGCTGTACCTGATGTCTCTGACATATTGGCTAACACTGTGCCGTCACTAACTTTAGTAGCTTTAATACGTGAGCCTGTCACCAAGCCTGTTACTTCTACGGTGGATACAGAGAGTGGGTACAACTTAGTATCTCTATCAGTCTGTGTTGTGGTCAGTGCAACTCTAATGTTTGTGAGAACATTGCCAGCGTTTACAGTTAATGTTGTCGCTCTAATCTTTAGCTTAAATCCAGTTGTGCTATTGAATGTATGCGTGATTAAGTTGGTATTATTAAAACCCAACCAAGTGCCGTTCCATCCAGAACCAGTGTCAACTTGATATTCAATTGTGTGGTTGCCCCAAGTTGAACCACTTGAGAATGTCGCATTAGTACCTGTGACCGTTGGTGCAGAGTTAGTAAACGCTGTGTAGCCTACCGCAAAGAATGGCATTTCCCACGTTACTTGGTCACCTGCCTTTGTTAGTAGTACAGAGCCAGATGAGTTGAATTGTGGTGTGCCGCCCGTAGCTGAACACTGTGCCGCGCTTGATGCTGTTGGCTCGTTACACAATATCTCTGCAAATCCTGCTGTAGTGCTGGTGAATCGCGTCAACCAGTGAGAGCCATACACAGAAACTTGCCCAGTTGTTGCTGCCGTGAGCATGGCATTTTTGATGATACCATTCAGTCCTGCGAATACTGACGTGTCAGCCGTGTCGCCTGCTACGTTTTCAATGAGGATGTTATTGTCAGAGTTGACGAAGCTGTACGGACCAGAGCGAGTATTGCTCACATAGCACCGCTTCATAGTGACGCCATCGTTATTACCGCCACCTGTTACAATCACGCCTGTAACCGTTGCGGTCATCGCTAGAGGGCTGGTGTAGCTCGTTCCGATATTCTTAACTAGCGTGTTATAGCAAGCTGATAGAGAAACAAGCCCGTTGTATGGTCCATTGTTTGGTAGTGGCAGTAAAATGCCTTCAACCACATTGCCAGAGCAGCCAGTGGTAAAGTCCAGCACGCTCATTGTGTTTGTTGATGTTGTCGTTGTTGTAATTGTGTGGTCGTAGTAGGCGGTATTGTTGAAAGTGCATCGTTGTGCGCCAACAAACAAACCTCTACCGCCAATAAGCGTTTCATTAGTAAATGTGCAGTTTACCGCCTGCGTTGAAGTAATTGCGCCTACAGAACCGTTAGCCCGTAGCGTTGCGGACAGATGCACATTGCCGCTAAACGTAACGCCAGTCACATAGTTAATACTTGTTATATACGAGTTTGTAGAGGCAAGACTAAAGCGGTTGAATCTGCTGTTAGTAACCGTTCCGCCAGCAAAGCAAGAGGTCATGTTTAAAGCAATGTTAATTTGTGCCGCCGTTGGAGCAACAATACAATCACTCACATCAATCGGTGATGCAATCTCAGATAGCACCATAGAATCAGCAATAGCGCATGATTTATACTTAACATAGAACGCTTGGCTAAAGTTCATATACCACTGCGACATAACACCGCGTAGGTCAAAATAGCCAGCACCGGTAGTGACAAATTCTTGCCTAGTACCGATGGTTGCATTTGGTAAAACTCTTGGACCAGTGCCCGACACTGTGCGGGTGCTATTGGTCAATAGTGTGGCTGGAATACGAACCTTACAGCCTGTTGGCGGTAGATAAAACACACCGTTAGTGCCGTCATTGCCAATTCTAATACCGCCAGTTGTCTGGGTGATGACTTTCATGCTGGCATCAGTACGATGCGTAGCAAGTGCCACCACTGTACCTACTGAACCATAAGGCTCATATACGCCAGAGCCAGCAGACGTTTCAATCCATACACCAGCGAATGTACTTGCGTTAGTTGCACAGGTTGGGCATGGGATAATTTGACCGCGAGTGCCGTTAGTTGTGCCAATCTCAAACCACGCCTCAACGCTCTCTACCTTACCAATACGCGGAACAGTAATAGTTGCAGTTGTATCGCCACGTACTTCAATCCATCCTTGAACGTCTGCACCAGAGCAAGTGGCGGTGATTCCTGTAAGCGCACCAGCGGCAAAGTTACCTCCTGTTACGCCACCAATCTTAATAAATCCAGTTGCACCAATGGCTGCGCCAGGCACGATACATTCTGATAGCCAGTTAGTCCAAGCACCAAGAAACACACCACTCACGCCACCTTGACTGATAGTTGCACCAAATGCAGGAGAGTTACCAGAGCCACCAGTATAGGCAATCACGCGAACATATGTAGGGTCAAATAGTAGTGTGCCGCCTGTACCTGAGAATGTCACCGTATCTAGTGAGCCAAACGCGACACTATGGTTAGCGCAGGCATTTGAATCTGTACGAACAATCAGGCGTGAGCCAGCACTAATGGCGTAGCTGTCTAATGTCGCATTAAC